AGGATTTAATTCATAGCTTGCATGTAGCATCACAACCAATGTTGGTATTAGAGGGATGGGATGATCAAACAAAAGACATGGCAGTCAGCGTCAACTATGCGATTGCGACCCAACCAGGTAACAAAGTTTATTACGTTGAACCCGCATCAAGCGCATTTGAAGCACAAGCAGCAGAAATACAAGAATTACAACAACAAATGGCTACGCTCGGTATTAGTACGCTTTCACAGCAAAAATTTGTTGCTGAATCGGCTGATGCGAGAAGACTTGACAGAGTGGATACTAACTCCATGCTCTCGATGGTTTCGCTCGAATTAGAGCAAAAGCTTCAAAAAGCGTTTAATTTATCTGCACAATATGTAGGATTAGAACCTCCAGAAATTAAAATTAGTCGTGATTTTGATATTGAGAGATTAATTGGTCAAGATATTACAGCTTTAACTTCTTTATTCGATCAACAAGTGATTGATAGGGATGAATTTAGAGATATTTTGGTGCAAGGAGAAGTTTTACCAACAGCAACGGAGACTGAAACGGATTAATATACTAGAATATTAGGCAAGTACATTATTTATTATGGCAGCACCGCAAATGAGATTTGAGGACTTAAATCCTCCTGCATGTCCTCCCAAAAAGGTAGAGACACCAGTAGAGAAGCCAAAAGCGAAGGCTCCTAAAGCACAAAAACCTACAAAACCTACTAAATAATCATGGTTGAAGAGAAAGTCATCCAACAGGAGTCTGTGACTTCTGTTGAGCAGTCTGTGGCTGCAACCGATGCTCCACAAACTCCACCAGCCGTAGATGTTGAGGCTATTAAAGCCGAATATGAGGCAAAACTTACTCAAGAACGAGCTTCAAGAGAAAAAGCAGAGAAATCCTTTGGTGAATTGAAGACTAAGGTCGATGATATGTATAAAAAAGCTGATGAAAAACGTGTTAAATCGTTAGAAGATCAGGGTCAATTCAAACCTCTATGGGAGGAAGCGAATAAGACGAATCAAGAAAGAGTAAGAGAAATTGACGCTTTGAAGTCTCAATTAGACCAATTAAAACGTTCTAATGAAACGGAAGCTGTTAGAAATTCTGCTTTAGCTGCTATTAGCAATGCTGGTGCGATTAATGCAGAACAAACCTTATCTCTTCTTCAAAATCAATTACAGAAGAATGAGAAAGGAGAAACAGTTGTTTTAAGTGGTGGTGTAGAACAAAATTTAAGTACTTATGTTAATAATTTAAGGAACCCTGGATCAGGATGGGAGCATCATTTCAAAGCAAGTAGTGCATCAGGGATGGGAACAAAGCCAAGTCCAATGTCTAATGTTGCTCCAGGCACAGAGAACCCTTGGAAGACGGGCAATCTCACGCAACAAATGTTATTATCTAACCAAGACCCCGATCTAGCAGCCGTGCTGCAAAGAGAGGCATCTCAGTAACACAAACTCTAATTATTTTCTAACAAATAAGTCTGTGGCTTATGGAGAAAATGATTATTAAATCTGTGATTTAGACGGAGTGTGTTATTACCAAGTCTGTGGCTTGGCGGTCAACAAAACCGTAATTCTTAGGAGGAAGAAATGGCAGCCCCATTTCAGAATTACTCTGGCGGTGTCTTACTTGCAGATGTCGTCAAGAGGAATAATTTGGCTCGCTATGTCCAAGAGGCAATTAAAGAGCGCAGCCAATTTGTAAAAAGTGGTGCAGTAGCACGTAGTTCTGCTCTTGATTCAAGAGAAGGTGGAACACGTATTCAAGTACCTGAGTTCAACCCTGTTGCACCAACTGAGTCAGTAATGACAGGTGCAGCTAACTGGGATACAAACGGTTATTTAGTTCCACAAAAGATCGGAACAGACACCCAGATTGCATCTATCTGCCACAGAGGCTTTGCCTATGCAGTAGATGACGTTGCAATTTTGGCTGCTGGTGAAGATCCAATGCTTGCAATCCGCAATCAGCTTGCAGATGCAATCAATAAGCTAAATAATGCACGTTTGTTCTCACAACTTGCAGGATTATTCGGAACAGCATTAGCTGGTAACGCACTTGACGTTGCTAAAGCAGCATCTTCAGGATCAGACGAAACCAACTATCTAACAGCTTCCACTATCGCTAAAGCCCGTAACAAATTGGGTGAGCGTGGTGAAGAGCCAGATGTTCTTGTTGTTCACCCTTCAGTTGCTTACTACCTCTATCAGGTAGGAATGTTAACTTTCTCTACTGCTGCAATGGTTGCCGATGGTGCCGTTACATGGGGTGGTGGCGGAGTTGGCATTGGAGCCAAGGAAGTCGGTCAATTCGCAGGATGCACAGTTGTTGTTGACGAAGCCGTTAACACAGTTGCTCCTGGTACAAGTGGTCACTTAACAGAGTTCTACTGCTATCTACTTAAGCGTGGAACCATTCTTGAAGGTGTTCAGCAAGATCTAAGGATTGAAGCTGATCGCAACATCTTGTCCAAGCAGAATGTACTTTCTGTTGACTATCACACTGCGTATCACGTAATGGGTACTAAGTGGGTAGATGCTGGTGACAACCCAACAAACGCAAACCTAGCTACTGCTAACAAGTGGGGAGCTACATACGATGTAGATCTAATTCCTGCTGTTCAGATAACAGTTAACAGCCCACTAGACTTATCAACTATTAGTTAGTAGTCTTGTGGCAGGTCTGCATAAATTAGCCTCACTTTCGGGTGGGGCTTTTTTATGACGCTATGATATGAAGGAGGTTTACTAATTACGTTGTGGCCGCAGCTATTCATGCCACGTTAAAGGGCGCAAACTCCAATAGTTATGTAACTTTGAACGAGGCCGATCTTTACTTTGAGACCGCCCCAGAGGAATCTAACTGGGATGATAAGACAGATGACGCAAAGAGAAGAGCGTTGATATCTGCATGTCGTTGGATCGATAGTTTGAATTTTTATGGGAGCAGATGTGATGAAGACCAAGCTTTAAAATGGCCTAGACAAAATTACGAAGTAGATAATGTTGAATTAACTTCTGATGAAATACCTAAAAGTATCAAGTATGCACAGTATGAATTAGCAAGAAAATTAGCAAATGATACTGATGCTATGACAGGCAATAAAGGAACTGATGGTAATATCGAAGAGGTGAAATTAGGCGACATGGAAGTAAAGTATTCAACTCAAAGTCAAGGTATAGGAACAGTTAACAATGTTTTTGACGTTTATCCGTGGCTCCAGTCCTATCTTGGTGCTTATTGTCTTGGTGGCTCTGGCAGCTACCAAGTTAGGATGGTAAGAGGTTGATATGGCTTTAGTCGATACAACTTTTGCACCAATTCCTGAGAAGCTCTTAAATCAGTGGGGAGTTTCTATTACTTATGTGAAAGCTGCTACAACTCAAACTTATAACACCACAACAGGAACAGTTTCAGGATCAGATACAAATGTTTCTTTAAAAGGTTTAATTATGACCTTAAGACCAGAAGAAACGAATGGTGATTATCAACGCTCTGATTTAAAAGTCATCATTGGTAATAAAGAATTAGGCGATTATTATCCAACAGTGCGTGATCGTATTCAATATACGGAAGCAGGATCAACAAAAACAGCTCGTATTGTTGAAGTTATGACAAGTAGAGGTGATAAACCTATTCTTCACACGCTTGTAGCGAGGCCACAATAATGGCAAGACCTAAAAAATCCAATAGAGATCAGATAAATCCACAGGAATTTATGGGTGGAGTTCAGAATGAGATTAATAAGATGGCTAGACATGCAGCCTTAGAAGTTATTAAAGATTTATCAAAACTTGGGCCAGCTTTTACAGGTAACTTTAGGAATAGTTGGGTAGCGGATGCAGTTGTAGGAAGAAGGGGTGGTGGTGGTAAATATCCTTATACAATTACTCATATTCCTGTTCTAAGTAACAATCCAAAGCATTTAAAAATGCCTGTGAAATTTGTGATTAGAAATACGACTCCTTATGCAGAGTATGCTCTTGATTTAAAAATGGGTATTTTCAAGAAAAGAGTTAGTGGATATGCAATAAAAACACCAGTTGTTAGAGGTAAAAGAGCGAAAGGGCTAACTTATAGAGGTGATGTCACAGCAGGAGAAGGAACATCTGTTAGTACAGCAGAATTAGATTGGTTTATTACTTATATCAATGGTGGAGCTATGCAAAAAGCTTTGGAGAGAGGGGTTAAAACTGCTTATGATTAGTAGTGACCCTTTTAATTAAATGAATTTCCAAGCTGTCAGGTCTAAATTTGAAGCTCCATTAGCTACTGCCTATGGTGCTTTATCTCCTGCTGTACCTATTTATTTTGATAATTTAAGCAATGCACTAGCAAATGCAGGGGATGAATTTGTTCATGTCAATCTTCAGTTTGGTGAAGTTAGTGAATCTGCATTAACAACAATGCACGATCAAATTAGAGGTTCAATAGTTATTAGAGTATTTGCTGAAAAAGGTAAAGGGCCAGCTAGAAGTCAAACATTAATTGATACTGCATATACAACTCTTCAAACACTGAATAACACTGCAAAGACAGCGAGTGGGGTGTATGTACGAACTGGTACGGTATCTGGACCACGCTTTGATAATGGTGGAGATGATCAATTACCCTTTTTTATTGCTTTAATAGAGACAAGTTTTCAAGCTACATTTATTTCTTGAATCTTGAATAAGGTTGGCAAAACACGCTAACCTATGCGTAGAACGGGTCGTACCCGTATGTCCAAAACCGAAACCCTTTAAAAATGGCTACTGTTCTTTCGGGTACTGCGGGTGCATTGTATTACTCTCCCGCAGGAACCAGTTCCACAAAAATCACCGTTGCTAACTTCCCTGCTGGCTCTGGTTCTGACAAAACAGAAATACAGGTAGGAACTTACTTAGGATTCAAGGTAAATGATCCAGTAACTCTTGCTTACCCAGGCGGTGCAACAACAACCAACTGTATTGCCGCAGGAGCTAAGTATGTAAAGACTTATGATGCTTCTACAGGTGAATTAACTCTTGCTGCAACAGCAGGTGGAGCTGCATTAGAAGCTACCGCAGCACCAAGTGGTTTTGGTAGTGATTATGCAACTCTTACTTACACCGCACCAGCAGTTGTTGGTTCTGTTCGTGAATGGAGTTTTGAAATAACTAGAGCTGAGATTGACGTAACAAGTATCGGACAAACAGTTGGTCAAACAGCTCCATTCCGTACATTCATCTCTGGTTTTGCTGATGGTTCAGGTTCTGCAACTGTTTACACAACAGATGACGACACCCTACTTTCCAGCCGAATGATTGAAGACGTTATTCAACGTGAGCAATCAGGTGCAAAAGTAAAGCTCTATTTGGATCGTATTATGAGTGGCGCAAGTGTAGACGACACTTCTAGCCGTTCAATTACAGCAGACATCATTTTGACTTCAGCAAGTTTGGGTCTTTTCC